CCCGAATTCATTCATCCGCAAGTTGATGTTGTTCCTCATTTCGATCGATGCCTGCGCGACCGTGAAAAACTGATTCGGAATCACACCCAGCCAGACCTGCCCCAGGTTTCCCGGAATCGGCGAGTAGCTGAAGGCGGCGCTTGCAGGCTCCGCCGGGAACGCCGTCGCCCCACCCTGGCCGCTTGCGAACGAAGAACTGTCGACGATATCCTGCGCGCCACCCTTGAAGTCAAACTCGTGGAAATCGCCGTTCATATTGATCGTGAACCGGTCCACTGCAAGCCCCGCGATCACTCTCTGCGCCGCGCTCGTGGGGTCCCAGTAGTCGAACAACGAAACACTCGGCAGTTCGGACGCGACCGTGTATCCGGCCGTTGGCCCGATCGGGCTCGTGGACGGAGGCGCCGTTGAAAAAGGCGCATTCAAAACCGTCGTCAACGAATCGTCCGAGACGGCCGAAACAAACCTGATCTCACCGTTGAACGTGACAGCCTGCCCAGGCGCCAGCCCCGGCGGCGACGCGAACTTGATATTCGACGCATCTGTCCCATCTGCTGCCGTGGCGCCAGCCCAGATCGTGCCGGCGCCGCCTAACGCCGCCTGAAATAGTGGATCCTGCGGAGGCAGTGCCGTCACATCTTGCCAATCCATCATGTATGTGGTCAGCCCGAAGCTCGTCTGTCGCCGCATCCCGCCGGGAACGCCCGGCCAGGTCCGGCTTCCGGTCTTGTCTTTCCGTTGACTCTTCGCGCGCTGCTGTTGTGCCGTGAGCTTGACGGCTGGAATCCGATTCGCGGCGGTGATCGCCGGAATTTGCCCATACGCGCTTTCAACCGCGCAATACCAGCGATTTGCGTTCGACGAAATATATGCCATGGCTATTTGCTGACCTCCACCTCGAAACCCACCTTTGCTCTTTGCAGGAAATTAATTCCACCACGCGCCACCGGCTCATAGTGGACCTCATATCCACCGCCATAAAAGGATCCGTCGCCCCAGTCGCCGCGCGAATCGTCGAGCAGCGCACAAACCGCGTCTACGTAAACCTGCAGGTTGGATTCAATCGAGTCGAGGCCGTCCTGCGAATGCCTCACCTCGATCACAAGATGAGCCTTCCCCGAGAACTGACGGAATTTCTCCCGCAATGTGTTGGACATCTTGTCGCAATAGACCAACACCGCGGGATACTGCGCCGCCCCCGTCTTCTCGCTAATCTCGACGCTCGCATTCTGCGCCCGAATCGTCCGAAGACCGGCCGCCTGCACCGTCGCATCGGATTGCGTAATGGCGCCAACTCTCGCGGTCACGCCATCCGTATTCGACTGCAAACGCGCCACCACATCTCTCGTCAGCGCCCCTGTTAAACCGGCCATGTTTTCATCCCCTCAAAATCGTGCGCGCCAGACAGCGCCTGTAGTCCGGTAACTGACCATTGCCCGGCAGTTGCAACCGTGTGACCTGGCCGGGAACAAATAGGAAGGTCCCGCCAACAGGCAGCGCCGCGTTGGTCTGCAGGAATGTCGCGTTGAGCGACGTGCCTGCGTAAACATTGAACCCCGTTACATTCCTGGGAGCGGCCCCTGTCGCCACCGTCATCAGATTTCCGTCAGTAACAACGAGAGAGGACGCGGCAGACGGCGTCCCTTCCTGGCCGGCCCTGTTCACCCACGTAACGTGCACATAGAACGTTCCGCCTGCCTGTGGGCCGGGCGTGGTGGAGAGAATCGGCGGTGGCGCCTGCAGCACTGGATCGTGCACGACGCCAAGCCCGCTCGCGAACACCGACTCCCTTACATCTCGCGCGAGCTTTGCGTACTCCTGCCACTTCGCCTGGTAGCGGTCCACAAGCCGACTGAAGTACGCATCCCGGAAAATCAGCGCCAGGGCGTGCATCGTTTCCCAGCGTTTCAGCCCTGGCGTAACCACGATCTGTTCGATGCGGAGTACCGGTTCCCATACCAGCTCGCACGATTCCCATCTGCTGCTCAGCCACAACTGTAGATCCGTCTGGATCTCTTCCATCGCAAGCCGCAGCTTCGTTGAAACATTGATTCCAGCGCTTACCGCGACATCGAGCAGACCCCCGTCCTGGTCGGTCAGGTCATCAATCGTGCTGGCCGGCCCTTCCACGAAGAGTGCCACCGTCAGCTCCGGTCTTTCGGCTGCTTCTTCAATTCCTGCGAGGGAATTACCATCACATGGACGCGCTTCGCCGCCTCGCTCTGCTCGTGCGCCTCTCGTGTCGTGCGTTGCGCCTCGTGAAATTCTCGCGCTTCGTCGGCCGTGGCCACTCGCGACCGCAGTTCCGCCAGCAGCTTCGCGGCGATTCGGCGCGGGGCCTCGGTTCGAACCCCAGCCTTGCCGCCTTCGGGCGTGGCGAGACTCACCAACACCACATCTTCCCCGGTCAAGGTCTCATCAGCTTCGCGCACCTTCTGGTAATAAGCCCGCAAATCCATCCCTTTTCTCCTTCCCTGAAATAGAAAGAGGGCAGATCCGCAGACTCGCCGCTGATCTACCCTCAATAGCCCCCAGCCATTCCCTTCAGTGGTGCTGACTGGGCACTCGTACCCGCAGTTTGAACGACGAATCGTCGTTAGCTGTTGACCTGCACCGCGAAACCGTTCCGCAGAACCGCGCAGCCGTAGAGTACGTCAACCGTGAACTGCTGCGAGAGCGTGTTCGGCTGATAGCTCATCGTGACGCGCATGCCGAAATTGCCCAGCTCGGCATACTCAGCAATCGCGCCCGTACCCGGCAGCGGCTGCGGCAGCCGGCGCACCACCAGCCCGATCGCGTCTTTCGCGAACGCGAGGTTGTGCGTCGCGACTGGCGCGCTCCCCGTCTTCGCAACATACTGCGAACGGAACACGAAGAAGTCCTTGATCTTCCCGATTGTTCCGTCGACAATGGCGCGAAGCCCAGCCTCGCCCGCCGTCTGGAATTCGCTGAAGCGTGGGATCTGCCGCATCTGTGAATAGGTGCCGCTGTCGACGATGAGGTACTTCGGCGCGCTCGCCGGAATCTTGGACTGAAACAGCGCCGTTTCCGCCTGATCGAGCAGCGCTTCCGTCACCGGCGTGCCCGCTGTGCCGAGCGGCGTATTCGCCGAAAAGCCCGCATACAGCGCGAGCAGATCCGTTTCGATCTTCTCCGCAATTGCGAAGACGGCCGGCTGCATATACACCCTGAGCAGATCCGGCACCGCGAGGACCTTGGTGACGTCCGGAATCTGGAAAGTGGCCTCGGCGTGCGTATTGAGCACGATTTGCGCGTTCCCCAGATTTGGATTTTGTGGCTGCACCGCGTTCCCTTCCGCGAGGTTGTTGGCCACAAGCTGCGGCGCAATCGGAACATTTACCGTATCCCCCGCCTGAGCCAGAGTCGGTTCGTAGTCCCGATTCACCAGGTTCCCCATCACGAGGTTCCCGACGAGCGCCGGTAGAGCGTCGGCCGCCACAAGTTTCACGATCGCATTAGCGACGTTTGCTGACGTAATTGAAGGCATCGTTCTCCTTAAAGATTTTCCTGTGACATGACTCGCCACCGGAAGGTTTGACGCCGTCGTATACCGCCGGCGCGTTACTGCTTTACAGTTCAACCAGCGCGCACAGACTGCGAAGTCGTTGTGCGCGCCGACAAGCGCACAGGCCGTAAGGCCGTCGTGCGCGGTTACTCGAAGCGCACAGGCCGTAAGGCCGTCGTGCGCGGTTACTCGAAGCGCACAGGCCGTAAGGCCGTCGTGCGCGGTTACTCGAAGCGCACAGCCGTGAGGCCGTCGTGCGTGGTTACATTGAAGCGCACAGGCCCTAAGGCCGCCGTGCGCGATTACGTATCCGGGGATTACACTCCCCGCGGCGTCTGCGTCGTCACTACACGCAAGATCTCCTGGCGTACCCGATCCAGATCTTCTTTACTCATCGACGCAGAAATCTTGTCGAGATCCACGCCCGCCGCCTCGGGCGTCGAAGCTTTCTGGCTTCTCGTCATTCCGGTGCCGCCTGCAATCCGCGCCGGCAGAAACTCAGGATTCTCCTGGACAAATCCAGCGAGAAATTCACCGGCAGACTGCTCGCCATTCTCGCTCCGCGCGACGAGCCGGCCATCGTCCGTTCGGAAGATGCCGTCCTGCACCGCTTTATAGGCAAGGTCGACTTTGGTCACACCAAGCTTTTGCAGCTCATTCCGGATCGTCGTGCTGCGCTGCGCCTCATCCGCCACGGCCCGGCTGCGCTTGTTCTCTTCAACGAGTTCGTTCACGCGCTTCTCGAGTTGTTCACGGCGCCGCCGCTCTTCGTGCAGCTCAGTCTTGTAAGCCGGCTCCCGCCTCACCGTGTCCTGGCGCATGTATTCATCGATCGCCTGCTGGACGATCGCCTGTACATTCGATTCTTCGCTCATTTGGTCCTCTCGCCTTTCTTACGCCGCCGCCTCGATTTCTTCGGCAATCTGATTCTTGATGTCCTGACGCGTGTCACTGAGATACTTCATTGCGACGCGCTTCTGTACCTGCTTCTTAAGCGTCGGTGAATCTATCCCGAGCCCAAGCAGGCTCTTCGCATCGTCGGCCTCGGTCGTGAAATCGGTAATGTCGAATTCATCCAGCCCGACCACATCGATTGTCAGGTCGTCCTGCCGCGCCGCCGCTACCGCGTTCAGGATGCCGCGAAGCGAATCCTTGATCACTCCTCCGTAGGCGCGCAGGATTTCCTGCGTTACGCTGAAATCCCATTGGCGGCTAAAACCGGATTGGCGCGACGCGCTCCCGTCCCCGGCCTGTTGCATGAGATACGAGACGCGATAGATCTCGTTCTTTAGCCGCTCCAGATTTTCCGCCGCGATCTGAAAAACGCCGCCCGATGGTTCTGTCCAACCAAAGCGATCGTCCGCGCCAAGCTGGATGTAGTAGCTTTCGCCGGTAACCTGTTTGAACTCCCGGTCCGAATAGACCACAGGCATCGCAAACAGCCCCATCGTGAGCGCCCAGCCCAGCGCGTTGGATTTATTGAAGTGCTCCAGTTGCAGCAGCGCGATCTTATTTGTCAGCCAGAGCGCGTCGCTGACTCGGATCTCAAAGATCGGAACCCGCCCG